CCACAGGTACCCCCAGGCAATCCCCAGGGCCAGCCGCCGGCCGTCCCGCCCCCGCTACCGACGAACGATCCGGTCACACCACTGGACACCCCCCGGCCGGTGCCCATGACCGACCCGGCGGGCCGGACGCTGCCGGTGTCGGTCATGCCCAGCGCCGCGCAAAAGACTGCGCAGCGCCCGGCCAGCAAGAAGCGCTCCAAGAAGGCCCGCAAGAAGGGTGCTACGGCCGAACCGCAGGCGAACGGCGCGGCGACCGCCGATACACCCCCGGCCGCGGACACCGCCCCCGAAGGGGCGCTGGTGGCCCCGGCCCGTGACCCCGGGAAGTTCCGGGCAATCACCAACCCGGGCAACCCGGAAAAGGCCCCTAAGCCGAAGGAGTTAACCCCCGAGGGCATCCTCGAATGGGCGGAAATGCTGCGGGAGAAGCACTGGGCCAACGAACTCTTCTTGACTCTGGAGGGGCTGTTCGTGTTCGCCCGCGCCTGCTGCGGGGACAAGTCCGGCCAGGTCATCCGGGTTCTGAAGCAGCTTTACCGCAACGAGCGGGAAGCCGCCTCCGCCAAGGCCCCGGCGACGAATGGCAAGGTGAAGGCCACCCCCAAGGCGGACAAGGCCCCGGCGGCGCCCAAGGGCGAAAAGAAGAAGGGACGCGGTCGCCCGCCGAAGGACGGGGTCAAGGCCGTGCCCCGCACGACCGAGTACAAGGAGGTTGACATCAAGCCCAACCGCTACGGCATCCCGGTGACGGCCAAGGTCAGCGTGAAGTCGAAGAAGGCCCACCCGACCATCTTCGGCATCACGCCGCGGGCGATTCTGCGCTGGATGGGCCACGACGGCTGGACCTATGACCAAGCCCGCGCGGTCATCGAAAAGTTGGGGCTGCTGCGGTTCTTCGAGAACACGAAGACCGACCACATCCGGGACCAGACCTCAAGCGGCCGGAAGGGCAACCGCGACCAGGGCGGCTGGGCGGGGGACATCCCCGAACTGACCGACGACCAGAAGAAGAAGCTGCGGGCGATCAAGCCCAAGGAGTGATTTGTCGGAACCATTTCGGGGGCCAAGGACGGCCCCCGGCCCCTTACGGAGTGTGTGCCATGAACGTGACCGTCAAGGGATTCATCGCCCGCCCCGAAAAGACCGAACACGGGTACGTCTGGTGGGGGGCTGACGACCACCTGACCGACCCCCGCCGCGGGCTGATCCCGTGGCACCTGCGCAACCGGCTGACGCCCGACAAGCCCCCGCCCCCGGGCCGCGGGGGCGCGTGGTACGACAGCGAACGCCACGCCGTCGCGGACCTGGCCCGCGTGGTCCTGGAAATCCTCAACGAACAGAAGGGAAAGTCCGATGCCCAAACCCGTTGACTACGACATGACGGCCGTCCGCACCGCCTACGGCAACCTCAAGGCGCGGCTGGCAAACGCCAAGAAGGAAAAGGACGACGCCGAAAGTGACGGCGAATCGCCACAGTACCACGCCTACGCACGGGGCAAGATCACCGGTTACGAATACGTCATCGAGTGCTTCCTGGAAATCTTCGGCCCGACTTTGGAGGAGTGATCCGATGACCGCGACCCAAAAGCCGACCCGGCTGGACCGACTGCTGAAAAAGCTGGGGGCCTGTTCGGACGCCAGGGAATGGGCCAAGGACTACAAAACCCCGGCGGCGGCCTGGGCGGCGTGCGAAAACCCGGAATGGATGCTGTGGGTGTTGAACTCTTGCGACCTGATAAACGACCGAAACAACCGTCTGTTCGCCTGCGGGTGTGTTCGCAACACACCCCTCGCGGACGGGCGGAAGGTCTGGGACTTGTTGACTGACGAACGAAGTCGGACGGCCGTAGAAGTGGCCGAGCGTTTCGCGGACGGAAACGCGACCGAGGAAGAACTTGACGCCGCCAGGACCGCCGCCTGGGCCGCCGCCAGGGCCGCCGGGGCCGCACAAGCTAACCAAATTCGAACCCTGTACGGCAACCCGTTTACCGACCGTAAATTGTTAACCAGACTGGAAAATGAATTGTGAGACGGAAGTTCAAGGCACCCCCCGATTACCTGATCGCCCGCCGGCTGGCCCGGAAGGGCGTGCCGCTGGGCAGGATCGCCCGGCGGATGGGGGTCAGCCGCAGGGTTCTGAAACGCTACCTTCGCCGCCTGGGGCTGCTGTTCGGCAACGGCGGCTTCCCCAGGCGGCCCCAACCGTCCTTACCCCGGATGCGGGCCATGCGGGAACAGGGCGACAGTTACCGCCGGATCGGCCTGGCGGTCGGCCTTGACGAAAAGTGGGTGATGCGACTACTTAGGAGAAATTCCGATGACCAGACAAGAGTTTAACCGACTCAAACCCGGGGACCGGGTCCAAGCACACCTTTCCAAGACGATAGGGTCGGTTACGGACCGGCCTTTTAGCGGGAAGATTCTAGTTCGGTGGGACGACAATGTCGGACACGAACAGGAAATCGTCCAGGGGTTCGCCCCCCTACTCGATCTAGCCCCGACACCCGCCGGCCCCTGCGCCGTGGGCAAGGACCAACTGCCGGAAGACCCGGACGGGGGCAAGGCATGACCACCACCGAACTGGCCGAAGCCGTCCGCCGGCTGGGGCTGCCGGACGGGCTGTCCGAGACCGTGATCCGCGAACAAATCCAGCGCGACCGGCGGGAAAGGGAATGGGTGGCATTCGTCCAGTCCCGCGCCCAGGCCCGGGAACCCAAACCGCGCCCGGCCACCCCCGACCCGCCGGTGAAGTGGACGCCGCCCGGGGTCATCCACGACGCCGTCAAGGCGCTGCGGACGCTAGGGATGTTGAAGGACAGGGCGGAAGGCCGCGTGGCGGCTGCCCTGCGGGCCGGCGTCTACGCGGACGTCGGGGAACTGATCCTGGCCGCAATGAGGGACGGACGATGAGAGGCAAAATCCGGACCGACCTGACCGGCCAAGTGTTCGGTCGGTGGACGGTACTACGCCCGCTGCCGATGTCCCCGAACCGCAACTATAAATGGCTCTGTCGCTGCGACTGCGGCAAGGAAAAAGAAGTATGGACCAATAGCCTCACGTCGGGACAGTCCAAGGGGTGCCCCCAATGTGCCGGCAAGATGAAACGCACCCGACCGGGCACGATGGCCGAAATCATGGAACTGAGAAGGAGCGGGATGACGGCCAGGGAAATCGCTAAAGCCATGCGGTTAGCCCTCCCGACCGTAAACAACTACCTTTACGGCGGGTTGCGAAATCTGTTAACCCGATACCAACAGGAGGAATCTACCAATGGAGAGTTGGCGCAAGGTCTGGCGGGCGGCGGCACCGATGCTGACCACCCCGCAACTGCTGGCACTGCGGGAAGGTTTACGCTCTGATGATAAAGCTCTGATCCAGGGGGCGACGACGACCCCGCCCCCGCTGCAATGCGTCCTGGACTGGCCGTGCGAGGCCGGCTGCCTGTTCGCCTACGCCGGGTGGAAGTCGGGGCTGGAAACCGTCGGAGAAGTCGAGGAATTCTTCGCCGACTTGTGCTTCCGGGTGGACCAGGAACTCGGCGAACCGGCCGCGGTCCGTTACCTGCTGAACTGGTTCGATGACACCCCCCGGGACGAAATGCGGATCAACCTGGGGCTGGAAATCGACCGGGTTTTAGCCAACCGACGGGTCGGCGAACTGTCCAACGGCGCGGTAGACGTGGACGTGTCGCCGATCCCCGGCGTGGACGACGACTCCGACCAACCGATCACACACACCCCCAAGGAGTAGCCCTGCGTGGACGATCTGGACGAAGTTGGCCGGGAGTGGCTCATGGCCCGAAACGTCGTTGCGGACTGGCTGGGGAAGCTGTGCCCACACCACAGCCGGGCGCAGCGGGAACACAATGCCGCCGCGCTGATCGCCGAACTGGCACACCACCGAATGATAATCGAACTCGTTAAGGAGGAAGACCTCTGATGTCCTTCCGCATCATCGGCCAACAGAAGTTCTTGAAGCGCCAGCCGGACGGTTGCGGGTCGTGCGACGCCTGTTGCACCGTTCTCGGTGTGACAGAATTGGGCAAGGCCCCCTACGAACCGTGTCGCCACCTGATCCCGCTGGAAACCCGGCCGTCCCCAACGACCAGTGGGGGCTGCTGCGTCCACGGCGAACACCCGCCCAGTTGCAAGACGTTCGAGTGCCTGTGGCTGCGGGGCGTGTTCGGCCTGCAAAACCCCCACCACCGGCCCGACCGGCTGGGGCTGGTGTTTACGTTGCAACCGGACGATTTCGTATTGGGCCAGACCGTGACCGCCCGGGAAGTCACCCAGGGGGCGGCCGACCGGCACCCCGGGAAAGAGTTTTTAGACCACCTGCGACAGCACTGCCTGGTATTAATCATGCGGCCGGACGGCACCCGGACGCTGGTCGGCCCCCTGGACATGGTCGAACAGGCGGCCGAAAAGATGCGGCGGCGGCTGCAAGAGAGGGGGGCGGAAAACGTGTCCCTGACCTTCCGCCGCGAGGCGAAGGCTTGGTGGGATTCTTACCACCGGGATTTCGGATTCTAGCCACCAATACCAGAACGAAAAGGAGAAACCACCAATGACCAAGAGCAAACAACACGACGAGGACTTCACGGGAAAGTTAGGCCCTCTCTACAGGAGCGAGGAAGTCCCCGAATGGCCCATGTACAGCTTCAGCCGCGTCGCCTACGAGTTCTGGAACGGATTCGCCAACGGCTTGCTGGACCGCGGATTGACGGAAGACGAAGTCAAGGACGAGCTTCAGTCCAAGGGGGTCCGCTGGCTTCTAGACCAACACGGCGACAACCTCGAATCCCTCGGCAGAAGGATGGCCAGAACCTACGAACTGTGCGTGACCGACGAGCAACAGGTCATCAAGAAAAGGCTAATAAAGTAACAACTGGAACGGAGAAGTGGATCATGGACACCGCGACGCGGCGCAGGCCGCCATCCCCCGGGTCGCCCTGGCGGCCCCTGGACTTCGACAAATTCGCCCGGCTGGCCCGGCAAGCAGCGGCCAGCCGGGGGTGGGGGCCGATCCCCTGGGATTCGGTCCCCTACGACGGCGACGCCGCCGTGGTCGGCGGGATGTCCTTAATTCTGCCGGGCTGGAACACGGGCGACGCCAGATTGCCGTTCGCCGCCTGGACGCTGTCCCACGTCCGGGGGGTCGGCCCCCGATTCTACGCCGGCTGTTCCGGGCCGGGGGTGGGGGCCGTGGTGTTCGACGGCTGGCCGCTGGCCCGGCGGCAGACGGAGTATTTTGACACGGTTTCCGCCGTCGAGGAATCCCTGGACCGGTGGGCGGAAGTCGCCCACCGGATGCCGGCCCTGGTCCAACGGCTGCGGTCCAGGGAAGTCTACGCCACCGCCCGGGAACTACTCTTTGAAGCCGGCCGGCGGGAATTGGTCGCCCAGTCCCGCGTGTTCGACGCTTACGAAGCCTTCCTAGGGTCAGATCAAACCGCCTGGGACTTGCTAACTAGCTTCGGGGCCGTGGCCGCCAGGGGGCCGGCAAGCCGGCGGCTGCCCGCCATGCTGGCGTTCTACCGACACGTAACCCGGGGGATCGCTTGACCCCAAAACCAGGGATGCTATAATACCCACAGTAACCGCGTCTAGCTCAGAAAGGGAAATCCGATGTGCCAAGTCACCGCGTGCCCGACCGCGTTCGTAGCCGCCCGCAAGGCGGGGCGTTCCGTGGCCCGCCAGTTCCCCAAGCTGTGGGGCTGGTCGGCGGCGGACTTCGTCGCCGAGGCCAGGCTCCTCTACGTCGAGGCCGTCCGCCGCTGGGACGGCCGGGGCAGCCTGCCACGGTTCGTCTACCAGTTCGTGCGGCGGCGGCTGTTGAACCGGGTCCGGTCGCAGTGCCGCCACAACCCCCGGCTGGACCGCCACACACAACTCTTTGACGTGCCTGTGGAAAACGCCCGGGACTTCGACGCGGAACTGCGGGGGCTGTCCGAACCCGCACGGCAGGCCGCGGGGCTGCTGTTCGGCTGCCTGCGACAAGACGGCAGCCCCGGCACACGACCGTGCGTCATCAAGGCGAAGGTCCGGAAGCGGCTGAAACGGTCCTGGGGGGCGGCGAAGGCCAACCTGGCGTTCTGGGAACTGAAAGGACTGGTGTCGTGAGTAAAATCTACCCGATCACAGAACTCCAAGAGAACCTAGAGACTATCGCCCTTCACACCTTAACCTGCATCGCCTGCGGCGGTAGCTGCACGGCTGAGATTGAACACGCCTGGCTCGCGGCCGAGGACTTGTTTCGCCAGGGATGGAGGGTGTTCTACCGGAAAGGCTGCTGGGGTCCGGTCTGTCCTAGCTGTGCTAGAGTCCCCAAAAAACTAAGGTCAACCCCGAGGTATTCCCCATGACCAACGCGAAGGAACTGACCCGCCTGCTGGCGGACGTGGCCAGGGCGGCGGCCGAACACCGGGAGACCTGGCTCAAGTGCCAGGTCGAATACCACCAGGGCAGGGCCGCCGACGTCGCCATGCGCATTTCCATCATGGACTACCGCAAGGCAATTTCCCGACTGTTCAAGGCGGTCCTAGGTCGGAACCCGGAACAGCACGAACTGGAAGTGATCGACCCGGCATTCGAGGTGAAGTCGTGAAAAAGTACCGCATGAAATACCAAAAAATCGACAACGAATTTGGCGGCATCGTCCGCGCCACCTTCGACACGCCGATCAACTTGACCCAAGGGCAGGTCATCCGGTTCGGCACCGACAGCTTGGGCGAGTACGCCTACGTTTGCGACGCGCCCAAAGAGCCGAAACCCGACCGGGCCGTCCTGAAGGTGTCCCTGGACGTGCCCGACGGGGCTACCCGGGACAACGTCGTCGGGTACATAGAAGCGGCCGTCCGGGTCCACAACGGCGGTCTGGACCCCGAAGACCCCATGTCCCGCCTGGACCGTTCCAGCGTGGACGTCAACCTGACCAACTACATCAAAGGAGATTAGAGTGGGTGTACTAGCGGACTGGCAGATCGAACGTGATGTCAAAATCACCCCGTTCCGCAAGGGGCCGACCCCGGGGCAGATCAGTTCAGGGCTCTCCTCATATGGCTACGACCTGCGGGCGGGGTTCAAATTCAAAGTGTTCAGCAACGCCCACTGTGCGGTCGTGGACCCAAAGAACTTCGACCCTAGGTCGTTCGTGGAAGTAGACCTGACGCCTGTTCAACATGAGTGGAATCTCGACTTCGAGTCCATGCGCGAACCGCGTCGGTGGTTCTGCCCCTGGTGCGACCGGACCGTCCCCTATGCCGACGGGGACAAGAAGTGCCCGGTCCCCGACAACTGGGAACCGTGCCCGAAGCGGGAACAGCCCGAAAACTTCGTCCTAATTCCGCCCAACAGCTTCGCCCTGGCGGAATCGGTCGAGTGGGTGGAAATCCCCCGGGACTGCATCGCCTTCGTGGCCGACAAATCGACCTACAGGCGCGTGGGAATCTTGATGGGTTTCACAATACTGGAACCGGAGTGGCGGGGAATCGTCACGCTGGAGATCAGCAACAGCACGCCACTGCCCGCCAAGGTCTACGCGGGCGAGGGAGTCGCCCAGATGATCCTGATCCGGACGGACGGGGTCACGGAATCCCTGGCCCGGATGGTCCGGCAATTAGCCGCCTTCGATCCGACGCCCGGCGTGGCGAAGGTGATGGGCCAAGACCTGCAATCTTGGATCGGGGGGTACGGCCTGAACGTCTGGCACGACCACAACGCCACCTGCCGCGTCAGTTACGAAGACAAAAGAGGACGTTACCAGGATCAGAGCGGCCTGACCCTGCCGACCGTCGCCCGGGGAGAGAAAAACGATGCCGAACCTTGAACCCTACTACGAGGACGAGGACGCCCCCTACAAGCACGCCCGACTGTGCTTCCCCAAGGACTGGATCGGCACGAAGCTGCCGGCCCAGTGGAAACACCCGGCCAAACACCCCGGATCAGACCAAACTTACTATTTCCAGATCGATCTTCTGGACACCCGGGACGGCAAGGTCTACAAGACCAAATCGTGGCCGCACTACGAAGACGCCTACGCCCAGGACACACACACCACCATCAACATTTACATGTTCCTAGAGCACTACTGTGCGTGCCACCGCAAGTGTGACGCCCGGGACGCGGGGGCGGACACGGACGAAGAATGCGAGGGCGAAAGGTTCGTGGTCAAATCGATCACCTGCCCCACCCGCACCGGGGGGTTGGTGCTCTACAGCGAAACGGACGACGCCAACACCCTGACCGACCGGTGCCTCAGACCACAAGGAGTGGACCATGACGGCGACGGAAACGCCCCGCAAGACCTTCGTGGAAACGACCTTCGTACCAACACCCGCAACGACTAGCGGCGTGTTCGGAGGGGTGCTTAACTACTTCGTCTGGCGTCCGGCCCGCGTAGTCCGGTTCGACGGACCCCGGGCCGAGGGGCTGGCGACTTTCGAGGAAAGAACCGATGACCACCGAAACCAAACTCTTGGCTAATTACACACAAGCGAAGCAACTGGTCAAAGACATCATCCAGGCCGGCAACGACGCCAACAAAACGGGGGAAACACAGTACGTCCGAACGACCCTAGAACAATTCTCCTGCGACGGCCCCTGGAGGCTTGTCCTGGGCATCCACCCAGCCACCAAGGAGGACAAATGACCGGCAAGGAAATCAAGTCCATCCCCCTGATCGACATCATGCGCAACGTGGACCACGTCCTCGTCAGGTGCAAGACCATCGAGGGTGAGGGCGGACTGTACGGCAAGGTTAACCGGCTGCGCAAATTCACCGGCCGGGACTGGATTCGGATGGGTCCGGCCTACTGGATCAAGGACCGCTACTACCAAATGATGTGGTCCTGGCGAACCGATTCGGAGGCACCGAAATGACGACCCTGCGACAATTCCAGGAAGAGGATGTCACCCAGGCCGGTGAAAGATTCGGCCTGAACTGCCTGCTGGGACTGGATACCGGCTTGGGCAAGACCGTCGAGGCACTGTTCTGCGTCAAACGCTACCTGAAGAAAGGTCCCGTGGTTGTGGTCTGCCCCGCCACCATCAAGGTCAACTGGCAGCGGGAGGCGTACACGCACATCGGGGCCAGGGCAGTCGTCCTGGGCACACGCACGCCCCCGGACAACTTCGGGGTCGGCCACCGGCCCAACACGATCTACGTCATCAACTACGACGTGCTAGGGCCGTACACGGGGGGCCGGCAGACCTGGACCGACGTGCTGGTCCGACTGAAACCACAACTGTTAATCATAGATGAGTGCCATAAAATCCGCGGCCGGCGGACGGTCCGCACCAGGGCGGTCCAGGCGATCGCCCGCCACTGCCCCCGCCGGATGGGGCTGTCGGCGTCGCCGGTCGTCAACCGGCCGGTGGAGTTCTTCCCGATCCTGAACATCGTCCGGCCCGACTTGTTCCCCCACTTCGGACCGTTCGCGAAGAGATATTGTAATCCACGGTGGACTATATATGGATGGGACTACCGGGGGGCCAGCAACCTGGGGGAACTCAACTACAGGCTACGGCGGGACGTGATGATCCGCCGCCGCAAGGCCGACGTGCTGGACCAACTGCCGGTCAAGACCCGAACGGTCATCCCGGTCCCGCTGGACCCGGAATCCAGGGCAGAATACGACGAAGCGAATCGCAGCTTCCTGACCTGGCTGGCCAAGACCAAGCACGTCAAGAACGGGCAGGCCAAGGTCCGGGGCGCCAGCAAGGCCGAACGGCTGACGCAGATGGGCTACCTGCTGCGGCTGGCGGCGAAGCTGAAGTTCGGGTCGGTGGTCGAATGGACGTCCGACTTCCTGGAAACCGGGGGCAAGCTGATCGCCTTCGCCGTACAACGGCAACTAACGCAAGACCTGGCCGCCCACTTCGGTCAAGCGGCCGTGCTGGTCAACGGGTCGGTCACGGGCCGGCACCGGCAGGCCGCCATCGACCGGTTCAACCGGGACAAGTCGTGCCGACTGCTGTCGGGCAACATCGAGGCGGCGGGGGAGGGTTGGTCGTGCAAGTCCACGTCCACGGAAATGTTCTACCAGCTTCCCTGGCAGCCCGGGATGCTGATGCAGGCGGAAGACCGCATCGAGGGCATCGAACGCGGCCTGCCGGGGGCCGCAGCCCAGATATATTTCCTCGTTGCTGAAAATACAATCGAAGAGTGGCTGTGCAAGGTGTTGATCGGCAAGCGGAAAATCCTCGATCAGGTCATGGACGGCCAGGACACCGGGGAACTGGATTCGATCCTCAGTCAAGTCGAGTCGATGGTCGAACGGTCGGGCCGGATGGTCACGGACAAGTCCAAGGACAACCGAAAGATGGTCCGGACTGCCGTCAACGACGTCGTCCGCGTGTTCATGGGGGGGTTATGAAAATTCGATCCGAAGAACTGGTCCCCGGCCGCTGTGAACTCGTTATCGGGGATTGCACCGAAATCCTGGACACCGTGGGATCAGTCTGGCCTTACAACTGTATCATCACCGACCCCCCTTACGGAACTGGTCATTGGAAGAGAGAACGCAAGGAAGACCACCTGTGCAAGCCGGAAAAGAAAGAGTGGGACGAGTGGGACACGTCCTGGCTGTCCCTGGTTCACTGCCCCGACCGGGTAATCTCCTTCTGCCCCCAGACCAAGCTGAAGGACTTCATAGGCATCGCCGAATCCGGGGAAATCCCCTGGCGACTACTCATGTGGATCAAGGCCAACCCCAACCCCCGGCCGTTCGGCACCCGCGTGCTGGACAACGGCTTCGACCCGATCTTCTGCTTCGGCAGGGTCCGGGGGCGGGGCCTGGACTGGAAGCTGACCGGCACCCGCCACGACACGCTGCCCAGGGGGTGCCACCACCCCCACCAGAAGCCGCTGTCGCTGATGCGCTGGCTGGTGCGGCTGGCGTGCCCGCCCGGGGGCACGGTCCTGGACCCCTTCGGGGGCAGCGGGACGACGGCGGTGGCGTCACTGCTGGAGGGGCGCAACTGCGTCGTCATCGAACGTGAAGAAGAGTACTGCGAAACCGTCCGGCGGCGGCTGGACCGCCCCTGGCCGAAGCCACAATGGGTCAGCGAGCGGGGCGGACTACCTCTTTTAACCGACCCGGAGAAGTTCCGGACCAAGAGAAATCACCGATGACCAAAGTAGAACTCGACAGAATAAAAACGCTGTGGGAAAGGGACTTCGAGTCGCGCAAGCCGTTCCTCCTGGCGATCCGGGCCAACCCGAAGGACGACCTGCCGAAGCTGATTTTTGCCGATTGGTTAGAAGAGCACGGACACTACGACGAGGCAGACGTGTGGCGGACGAAGACGGAATGCGAAATCCACCGCGTCAAGGGTGGGACCGTCAACCTGGACCACGAAAAGGGGGTGTGGTACGCCACGATCTACGTCGGCGACCGGGAACTAGACGGCGTAGTCGTGCCCTTCCCGACCAAAAAGGAAGCGGTTGACTTCCTGGCCGAAACCCACAGGCAGAACCATGAACTTCCTTCAAGCACTGAAGTCGTTCAGCGTCCCGCTGACCGAGGCAGGCGATTCGCCCCTCGTCACGGACGGGTGGGTCGGGTTTGAGTGCGTTCACTGTGGTAGGGGGACCGGACGCCCCGGCATGGGCTACAACCTCCGCAGCGGGGCACTCAGTTGTTGGAAATGTGGGACCAGGGGGCAGGTCGAAACCCTGTCCGCCCTGACCGGATTAGACCCAGAAGAGTGCCGGAAAATTCTGGCCGGCGGGCGGGACGACCCCAGACGACCCAGGGCCGAACCGAAACCCCGGGGGAAGTACACGCCCCCGACACCCCTGGAAGACCTAGGGCCGGTCCACCGGAACTACCTGAAGGGCCGGGGGTTCGACCCCGACGAACTGGCGCGGCTGTGGGGGCTGAAGGCGACCACCCTGTGCCACCGATCCCCGTGGTCGGTCGTGGCCCCGATCCACTTGGGTGGTACGCCGGTATCCTGGGTGTCCCGCCGGTGCAGCGACAGGGACAAGGGGGCCAGGCACAACGGGGCGTCGCCGGAGGAAGAATCCATCGCCCGTAAGACTTTGTTGTTCGCAGAGGATCATTGCGAACATGCTATTGTTGTTGTCGAAGGGGTATTCGACGTATTCAGAATCGGACCGGGCGCGGTCGCAACTTTCGGCACGTCTTACTCAAGATCACAAATATACAGAATGTCGAGATATCCTGTAAGAGTTGTTTGCTTCGATAATGAACAAGAGGCACAGAAAAGGGCCACGGTTCTAGCAAAAACACTTGAATCCTTGCCAGGAAAGACATATAATATAAGTCTAGATGCCAAAGACCCTGGATGTGCTCACGAATCAGAAATCAAAGAACTAAGAAAGCAGTTCCTCGAATGATGGAAATTTGGGCTGACGTTCCCGGCTGGTCCGGCTTGTACAAAGTCTCTTCTTATGGGAGGGTTGCGTCCCTGCCCAGATTAAAAAACGGTGGTGGGCGAAAAATAAATCACGAGGAAGCCCAAAGGATAAAAGAGTTGTTTTCCACAAAACAGCACACATTATCTGATTTGAGTCGTACATTTAATATAACCCGCCAAGGCATCCGATACATTCTCAAGAGGAAAGAAACCAACCAGTACACAACAAAAGGAAAGATTCTCACTCCCATTGAAGATTCTTACGGATATCTCATTGTGGGACTAACCCGAAACAGCCAAACTAAGTTATTAAAAATCCACAGACTTGTGGCGACGACCTTCATACCCAACCCCGAAGGGAAACCTCTAATCAACCACAAAGACGCAAACAAAAAAAACAACAGCATCCAAAACCTAGAATGGGTCACGCCGTTAGAAAATGGGGCACACGCCGCTAACAACAAATTAATGCCATGCGGATCAAAAAACAACAAAGCCAAACTGACAGAGAAAAAGGTTCTGGAAATCCGAGCTAGACTAGCTCTTGGGGAAAAACAAGGACAACTTGCCAAAGAATACAGTGTCAGTCAAATAACTATTCATTTAATCAAGTCACGAAAAACATGGAAGCACATATAACCCAAACGGCGTCACGTAGGGAACTGAACGAACTACGCAGAAGGTTCCTAAGTTGACCAACTAAGTAAACAAGGAGACCACCAGTGGGCTTAGACCACCTCAAGAAACCGAAACCCCCCAGGGCCGACAAACCCAAGACCCTGGACGAACTGATCCCCGACAAGCCGACACCCAAGGAAAAGAAGGCCAAGCAACCCAACCCGTCCCAGAAGCCGGAAACGACCCAGGAACAGGTCACGTTCCGGTGCGGGCACCGGGTCGGGGTCGGCTACTTCCAGGGGCGGGACTGCACCGACTGTCAGAACGAACGGAACCGCAAGAAGGCTATCAAGAAGCGGGTGCTGTACGAAAAGTACATGGCGAAGAAGGGGGACGTGAAGTCGGCCCACGACCAACGACTGCCAGACGGGTCGGTGTTCCGCGTCGTGTACGACGCCGGCAGCAAGGCTTGGTCGGGGTTACTCAACGTACCCCAGGGCGGGTCCAGCACGGACTTCCGGGGCACGGCGTCGGGGGTGTTCCGGCTGCTGCAAGACCTGGACAACCAGTACCGAACGTGGCACGCAGAACAGGTCAAAGAAAATCCTGACCCGCCAGTGGCGGGCGACGGGTCGGCGGGATAGGATAGCGTCCGCCGCCAAAAAAAGATTCGGGCGGGTGGCCTCAACAACCACCCGCCCAGATTGTGTTTCCTCGGCCGGCAACCGAAGGACGTCAACATGCCAAGTCAGTTTAATCACACCCGTTCAGGCCGGCAAGTCCCCACACAGAAATTTCACGGGAATGGCCCCCGTGCGACCCCGACCTTTCAGTTCCGGGACCCCACGGTCCCCGGCGGATGGATGGACCTATTCTGCGACGGCAAGATCACCAAGGTTCAGTTCATTCTGGCGGTCATGATCGACGCCTACGTCACCCGCGGTGGCCCGGGGTGCTGGGCCACCAACGCACACCTGGCGAACAAGCTACGCGTCACCCCCCACGCGGTCAGCCAAGCCATCAAGGAACTGGTCCTGGCGGGCCATCTAAAGCGATACTGGATCGACGGCCAGCGATACCTGGAAGCATCGTGGTCCAGGCTTCTAGACCCCACAGGTGAACGCATATCCACTAGCACGGCCGGTGCTAGGGGGGGTAGCACCGGCCGTGCTACCAGAAGTAGTAGTAAGATGAATAGGGTTAATACCCCTGAAGATACTACGTATCTTCAGGGGTTGGCGGAACCGCCTGACGGCGTTCCGCCGGCCCCGGTCAAGTCAGGTTCGTCTAATCCCGCCAAACCAAGTACGTCCGTCACCGAAAGGGGGTCGTTGCCCGTGAACCCACTCAGACTATGCACCTGCCCGCCCAGTCCGAAGGACAAGGCGGTCAAGTGTCCCGTCGAACCCATCGACCGCGCCCGCGCCAGGCGCCTCAAGGACTGCGTCCGTCAAGGGAAGACTGTCACGGCCATTTCCGCGTCCCCCAAGAACTGGGAACAGGCGATGGCCGTCCTGCGGCGCAAGATCGACGCCTGTGCTACACAGAAATCCCAATCCGGACAGCACGTCATCGACGCCGTCCTGGACTTCGTCGTCAATCACCACAACCCCAGCGGGGCCAAGCCCCACATCCGCCACGCCCGGGAACTGATCGACCGCTGGGACTGGATCACCGACCTGGTGGCCAAGGCCGAACGGAACAAGCCCGTGCCCGTCAGCGACGACGCCCGGGATATCGTCCGCCGGCTGTCGATGATGGGCTGGCCCAAGGGCAGCGAATCCCGACTGCCCCAGGCCGTCCAAAAATCACTAGAAGAGTTCAGAAAATTCCGGGCCGCCGTGAAGGCGCTGGCGGACGGAAACCCGGGCGCGACCAAGGGCGAAAGGTTGGTCCGGGAGTTCGCCGGCAGGGTCTACCGACAACACCTGCTGGACGACGACTGGTTCGTCGGCAACTACTTCGAGAGGGTCCACGACCGGGTCCGCAACTGGGCGGACTGGTCTGGCGACCTGGACCGCTACATTTTCAACCCGAAGCTGATCGCCCAGGAGGGCATGAAATGGGCTGAAGAGTATCACCGCGCGGAACTGTGGGACCGACTCATTACGGAGGTAAATCGTGAAGGTTGAAACTTACGACGGCCGGGTGGACCGGCAAATCCTGGCGGGGATGGTCATGGACAAGGCCGTCCTGGGGGCGGTGGCGTCGCGGTGGGACAAGTCCCACCCGCCGTTCGCCAGCCGGGAAATGAACCTCCTGGGCGCGATGGCCGTCCAACACTACATGAAGTACAAGAAGGCCCCCGGCCGGGACATCGTCGGCCACTTCGACCGGTGGGCACAGGACGGGGCGGCCGACCCGGACACCGTCCGGCTGACGGAACGCATCCTGTCGTCGGTGTCACAGGAGTACGAACAGGGGACGCCCCTGTCTAGTGCCTACCTGTTGGACCTGGCCGACCAGCGGTTCAACGCCGTCCGGGCCAAGGAACTGCGTGACCTGATCGACGCCGACCTTTCGTCCGGGGACGTTCAGAAGGCGATGGACCGGATCGACCTGTTCCGCCCCCTGCGGATCGGGGCCGCCAGCGGCGTGTCCCTGCTGTCGGAGCCGGCCCTGGTCAAGTCGGCCTTCGAGTCCCAGGGCGAGGTCGTCATGCGCTGGGGCCAGAAGGCGCTGGACGACTTCTTCGAGGACAGTTTGGAGAGGGACGCCTTCGTCACATTTGTCGGCAAAGAGAAAGTCGGCAAGTCGTTCTGGTTGCAGGAGGTCATGTGGTCCCTGATCCACCAGGGCCGCAACACCGCGTTCTTCGAGGTCGGCGACCAGTCCCAAGCCCAGGTCATCCGCCGAATCGCCGCCCGCGCCGCCGGCAGGCCGTACAAGGCGGACCGGTTGGTCCGGGTGCCGACCGCACTAGACACGTCTTCGGAGCCGGCCGAGGTGGACTACGAAGAACGGTCCTACGACGCCCCCATGACCTGGGACGAGGTGTCCGCCGCGTTCCGAAACCTGTCCCGCGAGGTGGGAAAGGACCGGTTGAAGCTGTCCGTCCACCCTAACAGTTCGATCAGCGCCCTGGGAATCGAAGCGATTGTCGAGTCCTGGGTCCGGTCCGGGTGGGTGCCGGACGCGATCGTGTTGGACTACATCGACATCCTGGCCCCCATCGACGGCAAGGCCGACACCCGCGACCAGATCAACGCGACCTGGAAGGCGTTGCGGCGGCTGAATCAGCAGTACCACTGCCTGCTGGTCGGCGCGACCCAAGCCGACGCCGCCAGCTACGACGCCAAGATGCTGACCATGCGGAACTTTTCGGAAGACAAGCGCAAGCACAGCCACGTCACCGGCATGGTGGGGATTAACCAGACTACCAAAGAGAAGGAGAAGGGAATCTACCGGCTGAACTGGATCGTCGGCCGTGACCTGGAGTTCAGCACGGACCGCTGCGTCTACACCGCTGCCTGCCTGCCGCTGGCGAACCCTGCTGTGATTAGCTCTTTCTAGGAGTAATTCATGGGACCAGACCCGTGCCTGTGCGGTCATTCCTTCGATGACCATGACAACTTCGGCCCCTGCCGGGCCGACTGTAGCTGCCGGAAGTTCCGCAGCGACTACCACGCGGGGCTGACCCCGGACGCCACCAGGGTCACGGACCAGATGCGCCGGTGGCACGAACACCGCGACTTTTACCACACCCACGACGGACAAAAGCTGACCACCCACAACCCGGCGGACGGAACCCCGCAGCCGTGCCCGAACGGCCGGTGATATACCTATTGGACCGAAAACGCGAAAAGGAACCCGACGTGGCCACGGCCGACAACCCCCTGAAGTTTTCCGGCGGCGTGGCGGAAGCCCTGTTCAAAATGCTGCACCGGGCCGGCCGCAAGCGGCCCGTGACCCGCCGGGACGCCCACGCCAGGCTGGTCGCCAGGTTCCCCGACTACGACCCCGACGACCTGTGGGTGTTCGTGGTCAACCAACTGCCCAACCGGCTGCGGACGGTCCGCGGCCTGAAGCTGTGCCGTAACGCCAAAAGCCCCCGCGGGTACTGGATCGAGTGATGGGTCAATCCAACTGGGTCCACTTTGACGACTGCGAGATCGTCGGTGCCACGGAGAAGGCGATCAAAGTCAAGTACGGCGACCACGAGCCGTTCTGGGTGCCCCGAAGTCAGGTGTCCGACGGCGATCAGTACGACACCGGGGACGAAAACGTAACCGTCAGCATCGCGGAGTGGTTCTGCGAAAAGGAGGGACTGGAACCATGACCAGGGCCAAGACACAACCAAGGAAGTTCAAGCTGCGGTACGTTGTCGAGCCGTGGGACAAGGCCCCGGCCGGGAAATCCACCAAGACCGCGGACGGCCGGGTGCGTGCGTCAGGTGACAGGTACGGGTACGCCGACGACCTTTTCATCATCTCAATGTCCTCAGTTGGGACTAAATCCTGGTTGTTGCTGGACACCAGGGCGCCGGAAACATTCACCAGACCCACCATCGCCCAACTGACCGAGGTCCGGGACTACTTGAACCACCTGATCGAAAACCACACATCGGAGTTTCCGAAGTGACTGCCACCAAGACCAAGACCCGAATCCCCCGCCAGGAACTACTGGCCGCGCTGGAAGCGGTCGAACCCGGGCTGTCCGCCAGCGACATCCTGGAACAGTCCAGTTGCGTCGTGTTCCGGGGCGGCTGGGTGTACAGCTTCAACGACGAAATTTGCACCCGGGTCAGGGGGCCGCTGCCGCCCGACCTGCAAGGGGCCTGCCACGGCAAGCCGGTCCTGGACAGCGTCCGCCGGATCAAGGCCGACGCCGTGGACGTGTGGGTCGCTGACGGCCGGCTGTGGGTCGCCGCCGGCCGCCAGCGGGCCTACGCCCGGCTGGAAACCGAAATCCTGCTGCCGGTCGGGTTGGTGGAAAAGCCGGCCGGCTGGGTCAAGCTACACCCCGACCTGCTGCCGGCCCTGACGATGGCCCACGAGTTCGCCGGCAAGGACGACAGCCAATACGTCTTCACCTGCGTCCACCTCACGCCGGAATTCCTGGAGGCGTGCGACAGCACCCAGGCGCTACGGGTGAAAGTTCCCACCGGGGTACGGGAACCGATCCTGGTCAGGCGTGAGGCCGTCAAGGCGGTGTCGTCCCTGGGCGTCACCCACATGTCGGAGACACCCGGGTGGGTCCACTTCCGCGCCCCGGCACGCACCGAAGAGGACGACCGGTCCCCGGAACTGTGCCTGTCCTGCCGCCGGCACCTGGAAGAGTATGACGACCTGTCCGCCAACTTCGCCTTCAAGGGGAACAAGGCCCGGCTGCCCAAGGAACTGGTCGAAGCGGCCGACTTCGCCGGGGCACACACGGAGCAGAACAGCAGCGACCGGCTGGTGGACGTGTGGGTCAAGCCGGGCGCCGTCAGGGTGTCCGGGACCGGCAACACGTCGGGCGCGGAACAGTGGGCCAAGTGCCAGTACGACGGGGACGAACTGCGGTTCCGGATCGCCCCGAAAATGCTGGCCCGGATCGTGGAGCGCTACCCGGAGTGCGAGATCACGTTCAACAAGTTGAAGGCGTCCGGGGGCAACTGGGTGTACGTCACCGCCCTGGGCGTGCCCAACCAGGGGGAGGACGAAGGTGGCGAAGAAGAAATCCAAGCCGAAGAGTCCGAAGGCGAAGCCGTGGCCGCCGACGAAGGTTGACACGGACCACCCCCTGTGGCCCGACTTCGTGGCCTGGTGGAAGTCGTCCTACCTGGCCAAGCGGTGGGGCGTGCCGAACGTACCCATCGAGGACGGGACATTCACGTCCCACCTGTACGGCGCGTACTGGCAAGCCTTCGTGTTTGGTAGCGTCGCCGAAAAAGATTTTCAGGAAAGGGTAAGACTTGAACGATCCAAAAATTCCCCGTGAGCACCCCGCCTACCCGGCTTTCAAGCGATGGGCGGACGAAAATTTCCCCGGTCAGATGTTGTCCGTCTACTGGGCGTGCTGGCTGGCGGGCGGTGCCTACGCACTGACCAACGCCAGGGACACCGCCCTGAAAATGGCGAAGGAAGTCGAAGACCGAAACGCCCAGGCGGCCGTCGAACGTCAGGCGGCGGCCCTGCAAGACCGCCCCCGTCCGGACATCGTACCCCGCGAGGTCGCCCCGCTGTTCATCGTCCCGTGCGGCAAGGGGCCGATGCCCCAGGACTGCATGGAGACGCACGTCCGGGACTGTCCGGTCTGTCGGGACGAAATGGACAGGGTTCTGGCCAGCCCCAAGCCCCTACCCCAGATCGGGGGTCCGTGATGGTCACAGTCCAGTTTTTCGCCGCGAACGTGCCGGATTCGGAACCGGATTTCTACCTGGACATGCCGTCCGGGGTGCGAATCCTGTCGGCCTGCCCGCTGCCGGCGTCCGAAGAGTGTTGGCGGTTGGGTTTGTACGCGGAGTGTCGGTCGGACTCCGTGAATAGAAAACACCGGTTCCGTGCCTACCGAACCAGCGTCCCAATGGACCTGCCCGTCAACGCCCGGTACGTCGGGACCGTGTCGTTCAGCCACGGGGCGATGGTACTTCACATTTATTTCTTAGGGGAAGTCTGATGCCGCGGGTCCATTTCGTCAAGAAGGCACTGAAGGACAACAGCGTTTGCAAGAAGGGGGAGAGTTACTACTGGTGGAAACACCGCAGGAAGGGCGCCCGATCCGGGTTCAAGCGTATGAGCAAGAACCGACCACGGCCTAGCCAGTTGACCATGTCGGAGTACCTGTCCGCCGTGTACTCACTTCAAGAGGATATCGAGGACGCCAAGCCCGAGAGTCTGGAAGACCTTCAATCTATGTTGGAGGAATGGAAGTCACAAGTCGAGGAAATCCGGGACAACTGCCAGGAGAAGTTCGACAACATGCCCGAGGGGTTGCAGCAGGGGGAAATCGGACAACTGTTGGAACAGCGGGTCCAGGCGATGGAGGAGTGGATCAACGATCTGGACAACGTCCAGATCGACCCGGACGACAAAAACGAAGACACCCTGGAAAACGCCCTGGACGAAATTCGGAACATTGGGGTGGATGTCTTCTAATGCCCAAGGGATTCTACCCCCGGCTGTCGATGGCCACCCCCCGGCAGGCCACGGCCTTGCACACGCCCCGCTGCGGCGCGTGTGGGCTGCACCGGGGATGCAAGTCGCCGAAGATGCCGGTGGCGGGGCAGGGACGGCTGGGTATTTTAGTTGTAGGAGAGGCACCCGGACAGACCGAAGATGAGAAAGGAATCCCCTTCGTCGGCAAGACCGGCCACCACCTCCAGGACGTAATCACCCGGGCCGGCTTCGACTTGTTTCGAGACTGTTGGATAACAAACTCTGCTCGTTGTAGGCCCCCCGGCAACACGCTACCGGAAAAGGCGGTGGACCACTGCCGGCCGTACCTGCTGCGGGCAATCGAAGAGCTTCAACCCAGGGTGATCCTGCTGTTGGGCAGGCACGCCATGCGGTCCTGTCTGGAACCCCTGGGGCGGGACGACGTGTCCGGCGACGGCGTGGTCAGGAAGTGGGCGGGGTGGCGCATCCCCTGCCAGAAGTGGAACTGCTGGATCGTACCGACCTACCACCCGTCCCACGTCCTGCGGTCGCTGGACGAGAAACGGGGCACGGGCCAGGTGATCGCCAACGACTTCGCCCGCCACGTCACGGACGCCTTCAAGGCACCCGACCGGCCCTGGGACGAAGTGCCCGACTGGCCGTCCACGGTCAGACTGGTTCACAACCCGGAAGAGGTTGCCTTCCACGTAGACGGAATTCGGGAAGAGGGCGGGCCGGTCGCCTTCGACTACGAAACGAACATGCTCAAACCCGACCACGGGGATTCCCGGATCGTTTGCTGTTCCGTGTCGGACGGGGTCGTGACCTACGCCTTCCCCTGGGTCGGGCAGGCGGTCGGGGCCGTGAAGCGGTTACTAACCTCGGACGTGCCCAAATACGGCTGGTCGCTTAAGTTTGAAACCCGCTGGTCCCTGGCCAAGCTGGGGGTGTGGGTGCGGAACTGGGCCTGGGACGGCATGACAACCGCCCACGCCCTGGACCCCAGACCGGGGATTTCTGGATTGAAGTTCCAATCTTTTGCCCGGCTGGGGGTGGCCGACTACAGCAGTCACATCGACCCTTACCTGAAGGGGACTGGCGGGTACGGGAAGAACCGCATCCGGGAGGCGGACCTGGACAGCGTCCTGCGGTACTGCGGACTCGACAGCCTCTACGAGTACAAACTGTGCCGGTTGCAGATGAAAGACCTGGGGGTGGATTAATGGAACTGAGAATAACCCAGATTCAAAGGTCTGCGGTACTGAGTCCCTGCGGCAAGTACCGCTACGAGTTGACCCGCTGGTGGGACCGGTCCAAACCCATGACGTGCTGGATCATGCTGAACCCATCGACCGCGGACCACCGGGTGGACGACCCGACGGTCCGCCGGTGCATGGCCTTCAGCCGGTCGTGGGGACACGGCGGGATGGTCGTGGTCAACCTGTTCGCCCTGCGGTCCAGTTCCCCCCAGGCGTTGAAGAAAGCCGGGTTCTGGACCGCCGTGGGGGAACTTCGGACCAGTGCCGCCGAATCCGACAACGACAGTTTCATCCGCCTGTGGGCCAGTAAGTGTCCCCTGGTCGTGGCCGCCTGGGGGGCGCACGGGAACTTCGGCGACCGTGACTTTGTAGTCGCCAACATGCTCAGTAGATCAGGGATCAAACTATTATGCCTGGAAACGACGGCCAGGGGACACCCCCGACACCCCCTGTACGTCCCGTCGGGAACGCCCTTGAAAACCTACCGCTGGGGGTTAGGCCGCTAACGCACGAAAGGAGTCATTGCCCCATGCGACACTGTGCCGTCTGCGACCGGCCCTACGACCCCGCCGCCCGCCCCAAGGGTTGCAAGCGGTACGTCTGCGGCATGGACTGCCAGCGGGAGGTCTGGCGGCGGCAGTCCCGGGACAGGCACAGGGCCAGGAAGCTCGGACCCAGGGCGCGGTCTGTCCCGGAACCGGGGGGCCGCTACCTCCGCCGACTGTTGAACGACTTCGACTACGTATTCCCCGAATACACAGGAGTCATCCCGTGGACGCCGCCAGTGATCCCGTGGTCGATGCTGATGCCGAAATCCGGGGACTTCGCGCACCCCGCACACTAGCCGACTGCCCGACCGTGGCCGGCCTGATCGACCTGTACGTGGACCTCCGCAACACCGTCCCCGACAAGTCCGCGAACGGCAACGACGCGGAACGGGAAGACCACCTGCAAAGGTGGTCCGCTGTCGAGGGGGTTTTGAACGACGCCCTGGCCTACTACGGCGTGGTCGTGTGGCGGGGCCGGTGCTGGTTCAGCCGCGTGCCGGTCCGACTGTACGCGGTCAACTGGGTCGCCTTTGGGGGGTTCGGCGACAGCCTGCCCTGGCCCCCGGGGCGCAAGGAACCGGTGGCGGAACCGCCACAGGCCGAGGCACCGGCGGTAGAAGAAAAGATCGGCGGCTTCATCAGTACGGACAAGTTCTGTCAGTAGGGGAAACCATGACGGTCGAAGAATTTCAGGTCGTGGTCGAACGCCGGATCGCCCTGACCCGGCAGACGTTGGACGCCAAGAAACACCACTACGCCAGCGACGCGGACCGGATGCACAACTTCAAGGTGATGGCGGAACTCCAGGGGAACACGCCCGAAGAGTCCCTGCTGGGGGTGGCGGTCAAGCACTGGTTTAGCGTCCGGGAAATGGTGGACCAGTTCGCCAGGACCGGAACCGCCCCCACCCGGGGGCAGGTGGACGAGAAGCTGGGGGACGCGGTCTGTTACCTGTTCCTCCTGGAAGGCTTGTTTGAAGAGGAAAGGGGAAGCTTGTGCTTGAAACCGAAGGATTGAGTTCCGTCGCCAGGGAACTCCACCGGATCGGCGACGAGGTTTACTTCGCCACGTTCATCATCAGCCTGTCCACCCTGGCCGTGGTCGTGTCCCTGGGGGCGATCATCCTGACGATCAAGGGGAACAGGACGTGAATGAACCGACCCCGCCCCCGGAACCGATGTTGGTCCCGGAACACCTGTATTTGGCCAGCCCCGACATGGCCCAGATCGTGTCGGACGAGTTGGTGCGATCGTTCGGCCAGCCCCGGGCGTCGGGGTGGTCACGGCTGCGGGACGACTGGATTAAAGAACACCCGGCGTGTGCCGTGTGCGGGACGGAAAGCGGGTGCGTCCCCCACCACGTCGTCCCCGTCCACGTTGACCCTACTAAGGAGTTAGACCGGGACAATTTGGTCACACTTTGCCCGCCCGACCACCTGATGTTCGGGCACCTGAAAAACTGGGCGTCCTGGAACTGCAACGTGAAGGCCGACGCTAATTACTGGCACATGAAGATTGCCTGCCGCCCGGAAAAGAAAGGGGGTTGACGAATGAAAATCTACTACGACGCTGACGTGTACCTTGTCGCCAAGCCCCATATCGACAATGGTGGGGTGGGTCGCTTTCTCATAGACGAGGGCATGGGCATCGCGTGTGGGCTTGGCCAAGAAACGAAGGACGGAGACCTTGTCCCCGAGATCGCCGGCCGGGTGTGCTACATGAGTTTCATGAACCCCCGCCCCGGCGGCAACGAGGCGTACATCAAACACATCAAAGAAGTAGCCCACGGCAGCGTGTTGGAACACCCGTCGTGGTCGTTCATCATCACAGGCATCTCAAGATCATTGACGCACGAGTTCGTGCGCCACAGGCATATGTCCTACTCACAACTGTCACAGCGCTACGTTGACGAGTCGGACGTGGGTTTCGTCGTGCCCCACGAACTACGGGAAGAGGTCAAAAGGGCGTGGCCCCTGTGGGAGGAAACCGGAAACTCAGGCTACGTTGACACCTACGGTAAAGACCCCCACATGACCACGGGCCTGGACTGGATCACCACTGTTAATAACGCCCGCGAGCAGTACATCCAGATCGTCGATTACTTCATGAAGAAGTTTATGTCGGACTTGACCAAGGGGCGGATCAAAGCCGGCACAGAGATGCGCAAGGCGGCACGCGGCACCGCAAGGAGTGTTCTGCCCAACTGCACCGAGACCAAGATATTCGTCACGGCCAACGCCAGGGCGTGGCGGCACTTCATCGAGATGCGTGGCAGCAAGCACGCGGAGGTCGAAATCCGCAAGCTGGCCCACAAGGTGTGGGAAGTGTTGGCGAAAGAGGCAATCAACGTGTTCGGCGACTACGTCTGGGAAATGTCCGCCGACGGACTGCCCCTGGACGTAGCCACCCCGTACCGAAAGGTGTGACGTGAACGACAACCACGACCGGGACGATTCCCCGCTGGTCGCCCTGGGATACTTGTTCGCCGCCCTGTCGCTGTTCCTGTGTCCGCCCGGGTTCGCGGTCGCGGGCGTGGTCTGCGGGGCCGTAAACGTCAGCCGGGACCGGATCAACCACGGGTTCGCCCAGATCGTCCTGTCCGTCAGCCTGGGCGGGCTGGGGATGGTCTGGGGGTTC